TACCGCTTGTCCATCTCTTACTTCAATCAAATCAATTTCACATGAAGAAGAATTTTCCATTTTAATAATTTCTGTTCTCATATTCGTTCCTATCTTATGTGTTTATACTATCTTTACAACTAAATTCATAATGCGCATAATCGCATTATGTGTTTATACTATTTTGAGCGCATTGCCTGTGAAGATGGTGCGCTCTTTGCTTACCACTGTTTTACCTGTTCTTTCAATTCATCATATTTGCCGTTCATCAGCATTTCAACTTCACGATGAAAGTTTATATCAGTCAAGCGAAACTCTATCAAAGCACACTTGTACGCATCACCTTTCTTATGATTGTTAATAAGGCGCATCATCTGTTTGCTATCCAAGCCGTAACCGTTTTTGCGATTAAGATTCACAGCTCTTCTTTTATCGCTTTCTCTTAGTTCTATTGTTTCCATAATCTTTATATTTTAAGTTATTTATTCATTTCTACTTTGCTCTGACTTTAATCACCACAATATTGAGAACCCATATACCCACGGCTATTTGAATTGTAGCAGTCAGACCAAGTAATCTTACTATCATTGTAAGATGTACGCTCTACCGGCTTCTGGTTGGCTAACATAGCCTTGATCTTAACTTCTCTTTCTTCTGCAAACTTGATAGCGTCTTTCGCCCAACGCCAAGCGAGTTTCAGGCATTCGCCAAAAGTTCTGCCCATTCTTGAACGGCTATTGTAGAAGCGGTGAGCGTCTTTCATTATTTGAGATAAGTTGTAGCGTTTCATATATCTATCATTTTATAACCACGATGCAAATGTAAACCGTTCACTTTAAATAATCAAACAAAATAGAAATATTTCGCTTTACATTAACTCAATTTAAGAATAGCTATCGCTTTACATATTTAAAAGTATGTATATTTGCACAAAATATAATTTAGAATAGTTATGGCTTTACGAATAAAAGAAGTTATAAAAGAGCAAGGAACAACTGTTCAAGAGCTTGCTGATAAGATGGGAATATCCAGAGTAGGATTAAGTCAACACATAAATGGCAATCCTTCAGTAGAAGTATTAGAACGAATAGCATCTGCTTTGAATGTTCAAGTTTCAGACCTTTTTGAAAAATCTTCCGATGAAGTTATAGGAGCTGTTCGCATAGGAGATAGCACCCATGTTATCAATAGTAAGGATGATATTAAGAAGTTAGCAGAGAATTTATAGAATAAACAAATTTTGTTTTTAAGACAACAATTAATAGTATATATTGTTATTTCATTATTTAATAACACTATATTTGCACAATAAACTAACCCTATAAATCAATGGCTCAATTAATAATTAAGAACATAGGACCAATAAAAGACATAGATATTACATTAAATAAAGTAAATGTAATTATAGGTCCGCAAAGTTCAGGTAAAAGCACTATTAACAAAATTGCATGCTTTTGCTCATGGGTAGAAAAGAAAGTTTCATTGGAACAATCTTTTGACTTTTTTCTTAAAGATGATAATTTCATTACTAATTTAATCGTTTTTCACAAATTAGATGGATATTTTTCCAATGATTCAAAGATTATGTACGCATCTTCTGTTGTTAAGTTTTCTTTTGAATATAGAAGTAAAGTTCCGACTTTTGAATGGATAAATCAATACAATTATATTAGAACTAAAATTTCATACATACCTGCTGAACGTAATATCGTTTCTATGATATCTGATTGGAAACAAGTCAATTTACCTAAAAACAATATTTTTAATTTTATGTCAGATTGGAATATTGCAAGAAAAGTATATACTGTTGACAATGGCTTGGATATTAAATCTTTAGATACCAAATATTACTATGATGAGAATCAAGATATTGATTTTCTAGAAACATTGGACGGAAACAAAATCCAATTAATAAATGCTTCAAGTGGGCAGCAATCTATGATTCCTTTATATACATTAGTCAACTATTTTACTAAATCTATTTATGAAGGAGATAGAAACGACAACATTGATAATAAAGAAAGAGATGCTAAATTATTAAATATAATAATATCAAAATCATTATCAGAAGTTATTGATAATAAAACAAATCTCAATAACGAAAAATGGCTACATCAATATTTAAAAACGATCTTAAAAGTCACAAAGGAGAATGAGAAAATTCATTTACCTAAGGCTGGAGAAACTTTTTTAAGTTCACTATCTGACTATTTTACTCATTTTATCCAAACAAATTATACAAGTTTATACATGGAGGAGCCAGAGTTAAACTTATTCCCTTCTACACAAAAGAATTTATTGTATTTCATAATAAGTTCAATAAAGGAGAAAGAACATAAGTTATTTCTAACAACTCACAGTCCATACATACTCTATTCATTAAATAATTGTATAATGGGTTGGCTTGTGAAGAATAATATGCCCAAAGATATTGCAAATTCTTTGGAAAGCTACAATTCATGGATTAACCCTAAACTCGTTTCTGCATGGCAAATAAAAGATGGAGAAATATTTTCCATTCAAGAGCATCATACTAATAGTATTGGGAAACATTATTTCAATGAAATAATGAACGAAACGATGGACGAATATTATACAATGCTTAATTATTTTATTCCAGAAGAAAAATGAAGAATAGATTATTGGCACAATTACCCCAACATAAAACATGCCTTTGTTCTATATACAATCCTCATCTATATATTGTAGACTGGAAAGATTATAATAAAGGAGCAGTTGAAATTTCTGGCGCTCAAAGAAATGTTATTAACGCTGTTCATATATTAAATGAGAATAATGTAAAAGTTTTTTTTGATGCATTTCCTGAAAATGCATTACCTATCACTAAAAAAAAGCGTTCCAGACAATGTGAATGTGTTGTTTTTCCAATAACTTGTGATCAAGATGAATGGATTTTATTTATTGAAACCAAATATGCAAATAGTATTCATGCTGCAAAGAATCCTGATTCAGATTATCCCTATTGTATGGTACGTCAAATAAAAGAAACGGTCTCATACTTTAGGATGAAAGGAATAATTTCAGAAAATAAAATCGTTCATGCGATTATTGCTTTCCCTAATCTTATGGAAGGATTTAATTCATGGGTATTCCCTATTAAGCATGATGGCATTGAGGAATCTATCTTAGATATCAGAATCAATGATAAAATAATCATACGAGCTACAAACCATGCTCAAATAGTAGATGATACAAACATACTTTTACTTTCATAAAGTAAAGCCGGAGAAATCCGGCTTTATCCTATTTCTTTTTCCTACGATTAGCCAATTCCTTACCACTGATTCTATTCACCTTCTGACCACCATATACTGCGCGTAATTTATCCCGTTGCATCATCAGCAGATTCCGATAAGGGATAATCTCAAACACTTCTGTATAACTCAGATGCAGCGTGTCAATCAAATGGGCTATCTGCCCGAAGAACGTTGTGTTTCCTACTGTTTCGGTCTTGCTGCCAGCATCGACACGTTCCTCATCGAGCTGACACACTGAAAAGCCGAAATATCCATCATAGAGAAACAGACTTCCAAGGCATCTTTGACTTCTTCAAAAGTGCCGTTCTCCAATTCTTTGACCAAACTATCATTCCCGCAGATAAAGCATGAAATACCTTTCAGCATATCTTCAGTAGCTTCAGGAAGCTCTTTAATAGCTTCCATGACATTATCTCCAGTCATGCCGATATTGGAAAAATGATGAATGGCACGACAGATAATTTTAATTGTAGGAGGTTTAATGGTATAAACCATCCCTCCTATCTCCACATTCATGAAATCCAGCCCTAACAAAGCATCAGAAACCGTTTTTGCTGCTTGATTCATATTCTTAAACTAAAAGGGGGAATGGTATATATCCATCCCCCGGTTATCACTCTTGTGCTTTTACCAATGTTATCTCTTTTTTAAGAGTGGTATCAACTTCAGAAGGAGTGGTTTTAATATCTCCTGACTGAGTGACGTACCCCACTTTCGACACTTCATAGTGAACGGTAGCCCCAGCATTCACCTGCTTTGACTTGACCGTTGCACCGTCCAGCTTTACGGTCGCATCGGAAGGAGTAGGTACAATGGTTACTGTAGTTCATGCCTGCAAAGCTTTAATCTGCCCTTCTTCATAGTTATACTCAGAAGAAACACCTTCGATTCCCGGTTCCTGCACCAAGCCTTTTACAGCGATTGCAATTGCCTTATCCGTATTGGCTTCACGGGAAACAATACGGCATTTTGGGAAGATGAACCAGACATCATCATCGGTCAGACAGAACAATGCTTTGTTGATAATAACTTTATCCAAAGCACGCTTCCAACCTACATCTTTAGATGTTGCCTGAATAACATCGCCACCCATGAACGCTTTCTTGGTCTTCCAGTCATATTGTCCGATAGAGAAAGCGGGCGATACTTCTCCCGGCACATCATCGTAACGGTAATTCTTTCCCGTTAATTGGTTCTTGTACCCGGTGACAGAGGCTTCCGTTTCCTCAATCTGCCACGTTTCCCCGTGTACATTCAAAACCTCATCTTTCGCTTTGATAGCGGCTTGAATCAAAGTCTTTGCGATTTCGGGGGTAATGTCTGCCGTTACCTTATCAATGTCGGCAAACAAGATTCTTTTTATTCCTACTGCTGAAATCATAATCTTATAGTTTTACATTTATTACTTCAAATAAAATTCTCACATTCACGTAATGGCATTTCAAAGCTGCATCCGCTTCCGCGCCAATTGATTCGATAGAGTAACGATAGGTTGTACCGTCATAGGTGCTTACTACATCATCAAGCAGCTTGCCAGCCTTTCTTTCAAGTTCGTTAAGCCGGATTGTGTTCGCTTCATTCTCGCTTAAATTGGGTACACATAGATTCACTTCTGCGAAAGATTTCTTCCAATACTTTCCCGGCTGTTGTTTCTTCGTGTGGATGACAATCCTTTCGGACTTCAATTCACCCGTCAACGTTTCACCATCAGGCACTATATCTATTCCGAAAGCCTTGCAGTCCCGATAGAGAATGTTTCCTATGTCGGTAGTTACTATCATTCCACAATCTCCCAATCTTCTGCAAATACATCACTGATAGACGGAACCCATGAATCAGCGCGTCCGGTATTCTCGTTGTAGATAAGACACTGGCTTGTATAGTCAATAAATCCCTTACCTTTCAGAATAAGGTCTTTTGCCGATTGGGGAAGCGATTGCATCTTAGGGATGATGTCGCTTTCGATATGAGCTGGCACTTGTTTGAATACCATCAAACCTTTACCGTTCCAACCACTTCTACGAACAGCCCCACCTTGTTTTAACACTTCGATAGCATCACCGAAACAGATAGGAGTTTCTTCCTTGACTTCTCGATATGATTCTTCAAACAGTTTTTTGGGTGACCAACTTTCATAGCCATATTCAGTACGAGTGTGATATCCTAGTTTATAAGACTCATTCTCTTCTATTTCACTTTTTACCAAGCCTTTACTGCAAGCTTCACCCAATGTCATAGGTTCTGCTTCAATCTGTTTTGTTCCAATGTACTTTTTCATTTTTCAAATTCTTCTTTTAATCGTTTCTCCGCATATAAAGCAGCACTACTCAAAACATCATACCCTTTAGATTCTACGAATGATGCGTATTCCGCTTCGTTTTTCAATGTCAAACCGTCTTTATCGACATCGTAATCATTGGACGTTCTCAAAGTGAGTGTATGGTCTTGATAATCCCCATGTTCCTCTGCGTACTTCACGGCTTCATCGCCTACATCAATCATCTTCTTTTCGACCTCCCATTCTCCTTCATCGAAAAAGGAGTCGACATCTGAGAAATCGAAATCTACATCCATAATTCCGAGTAGTTAAAGTAGTTTGTACTCTTTACCGTGTAGACTTCGCCTTGACCTCTTACGCCATCACCATCCATGCAACGTACTTCATCGCCAGCCTTGACAGTAATTCTTTTCTCACATACTACATGATAATTCGGACGATACACAGAGCCGTTATCAGATGAAAACTCTTTGGTAGTGTTATCATCACAACGGCATTTGCCTACCTCCTGCCAGCATTCACCACCTGTACCGGGAATGGGTCTTCCGAACTCATCCTTAGCCATCGGGGTGATAACTTTAACCTGCAATATGTGTGGAGCGAATATCATAAGAAAGTCACTTTAGGTTTGTTACCCAGTTCGTCTTTCAAACCGTACTGTTTACACAGCCATGAGTACAATTTCATTAGACTATCAACATAATTAGACCAAGACACAGAAAATCCGCTTTCGCTGACCGAAGATGGATTTTGTATCATCCACGGAATTTGCTTTGCACAAGCGACCTCTAATCTTGCCCGATTTTCCTCGGCAAAAGGTTCTTCACCATCCAATCCCGTTCTTGAAAGTATATTTTCAACTACAAGATTAGACGGGGTGTTCTTATCAAATACGCTTAGTACAAACTCCTTGTTACTCATGGCTGCTATCATTCAATATGGTGTAATCAGTTTACTATATGCGGTATAGCTATAATGCGTACAATGTTTAGATTTATAGATGTATCTGAACGGACATTTGGGAACATTAATTCGTATCCCTTGAATAGCCGCTTCCTCTTTCATCGAACACATCATAGCCGGGTTATTTGCAACCAAGAAGACGGGAGGTGTCATGGTCAGTACAACACAATCAGCCGGAACCGTTTCCAAAGTGATAAACTGAATATCCGGCAGACCAACATCAACCGATGGATTCACGTATTCACACTTAGGAGATTCCACACTTGCTGCCTGCACGCTCAACGAAACCAAAGACATCATTAAAAAGCCACACATGGCAAAAATAAAATTCTTCATTTCTTTTCTGATTTATAAAATTAGACAATGGAAGGGTAGAAGCACTACCCTATCCTTTTACTCGATACCTAATGCTTCTTTCAGTTTGGCTGTTGATTCTTCATCCAGTTCTGCAACCTTAGCCAAAAGAGTTTCCTCTTTCATATTGCCGGAAGCCTGCGCACCGATAGATTTCAAAGCATCAATCAAAGTTTTCTTCTCAAACTCCTTTTCAAAGAGGGAAATTTTCACCTCTTTCTTTTCTTCAGGGGCTTTCACTTCGGGATTTTTTGCCTCAATCCGTTCAGCAAGTCTGCGGCTTTCCATATCCAGCACACGGGCTTCCTCACCGACTTCAATCACTTCACCGGGAGTATAATACTTTCCGGTGAACTTGTCGCGGAAAACTGATATAACCTTTACTTTCATATCCTACCCCCTTATGCTGATTGGATGGATGCAATTTCGCTCAAATCGAAATTGGTAATCAAATCTGGATTGGAAATCTGCGGAATCCACTCTGCCGTATATTCCATGTAGCGACCGTTTTTGTCACGGTAGTTAGAGATAAGCATCTGCCCCTCTGACGGGGTATAAGTACGTCCCTGTACCGGGTCTGTCGCTTCATACGGGGTATGATGGCGCATATAACCAATGTTGTCAGAAGGTAACAGAGTAATACGGTTATCCGCGTAAATCTGCACGTTTTTTCCCGTCTGGTCTTTCACATAGTCCTCCTTGATTTCGATGCGAGGCAGACCGATGCCGGTGAACACTTCGGAAGCCAAAGAAGAGGAAACCAATCCCGTACTCAACTTCATTTCGTTGCTGCCGAGAATCATCTTGTACTGCTCACCAAATTCAGATGAACCAAGAACAAGCTTGTTGAAAGATGCACGAGTCATAACCATCTTGGCATAAACGCCATAGTCCGGTGCCAAGGAATGAAGTTCCTCTCTCAAATAAGAGATAAACATATTCTTTCCGTCCACAACCACATCTCCACTTTTCGGCTTGATAAAATTGAACGGAAGGGTAATCTCCAGCAGTTTATTATTGGTCTGACCGGAAGTGATTGCAGCATCCTTGTTGTAAACGGTGGCTTCACCAAGCATCAACAGCGCACCGACAATAATATCCATACGCTTGTGGGCGGCAAGGGTAATCTGACGGTAGTCGTCTGCCAGGAAGTTTACAATCTCTTCCATTGCAGCCTTTTGGTCGGCTGGCTTAGCGGCATTGAACTTGTCAATCAAATCCTGCAATTCAGAAAGACGGTCAATAGACATCTGATAAGCATCACCCAAATAGGCAATCTCACCATATCCGGAACCGATGTTCCGACGTTCACGGATGGGTTTCTCTCCAAAACGCGAATTGATGGAGCCGGCCATAACTCCAGTTACAGAACCGATATAGTCTTTGAACACACGAGTAGTCACTCTGCGGAAAGTAAGATACTGCTGCCAATAGATTGTGTCCTTGCGTGTCTGGTTCACACGTCTGATGATAGCGGAAACAATGTTCGCATCATCGAATAATGTTTGAATCGTTAAAAACATATCCTACCTCCTTACTCGTTAAATTCAAACCATCCCTTCATGTTGGCTTTATCGTTCTCGGAGAACGGCATAACCAATTTTGAGGGTTCAATTTCTGCGGCTGTACGAAGCAATGAAACCAATGTGATTCCGTCCTCAACCTTTGTACGGTTAAACAGAGCCGAATTAGCTACATGCTTTTGTTTTAAACCATCAACTGCAACCGCATTGAATAATACGGCATCTTTGGCGATATTCTCACCAAAAGCAGCCTTAATAGTCAATACATCATAACCGGCATTAGATTTATCAATTGCCGTTACTTCTGCGCCTTTCTTGCCGCTTCCGACAAACATACCCACATAAGCCAAAGAGTTCTTGGCTACTTTGATAGACAAAGCCTCTCCACCAGTGGTATAGGCTTCCACAACTCTCACATTGATTACCGCATAAGCGAACTTGTTTTTCAAGTCCGCACAAATCGGTGTAAATCCGGGAAGAAAACTTCCCACTACCAGGTTCTGCGTATCAAGTTTGAACGGACCACGTCTACGAATGCCGGTCTGGACATCGTAGCGTTCCTCTTGCTCAACGGGCGGAACCAAGTCATACTTAAATCCTGCTGACATAATTAATTCTTGTTTTGTTCAACAATAGTTTTCGTCCCCTCATCAATCATCTTAGCGATAGATTCAGATTCTTTCTCAATCTTCGCTTCCGCTGATTCGGGAGGGGTTACGCCTTTGAAGCCGTCATTTGCGAACTCCTGCTTCAAATCCTTGAAGTATGCGTCCAAGTCCTCATCGTCCTTGATGGCGCATCGTTTGGCGTAGTTTTCGGGAATACCATACTCCTTTGCCTTTGCCAAAATCTGCTGGCTACGTGTTGCTTGAGCCTTCTCCGTTTCAAACTGTGTTAGCTTATCAGAAAGGCTCTTGTTGGAATCAATTAAAGCTTGCGCCCATGCAGGCACATCGTCTTTATTCTCTTCCGTTTTAGTGGTTGTGGTAGTCTCGATTGGCTTACCGTCTTTAAGGTTATGTTTCTTCTCGTAGTTGGAAACTGCGGTCTTGGAAGCATCCCCGGCACGGAAATCACCATAGGAATTAAGCACGTCCGAAAAATTGATACCCTCAATAATGGAGTTTACCTTTGTCTCGTCCGTTACACCCTCTGCCTTCTTAGTGGCAATGCGGGTAAGAATAGCAGTGTCCACCCCTGCGAATTTCTGTTGTAGCCCTGCTAAGATTTGTTCTAAGATTGTCATACCGTATGAATTTGATTTATAAATTTCTACGGTAAAATTCGATCTTAATAAAGAGAATGAGAAATAATCAGGATAGTTATATACGACAATCAGACTATTGTCATAAATATGACAAAAAAAGGCGTGAAACCGAATGAATCACGCCTAAAATATAGTAAGATAGTATGCCTAAAGTTTTACTTCTAATTTTTGACCTGTCAAATCAAAATACAGGTTTTGAAGTTGATGGAGGGATTTCACTTGTATATTGTAATCGACTCCCTTCAAATGGAAATCTGCGTCCAACTCAAACAAGGGACTATAATAAGTGACAACTCCCCATTTATGCTTTTCAAATCCACACTTCAACAACAGTTCTTCTGTAAGAGGAATGGGATTAAGGTTCTCTACATAGATACGAAATACCGCTTCTGATGATATTCCACTCGCTTCATATTTTGGATATTCAATCTCACTATATCCTATTTCTGTTATCTTATATGGAGTTTTGCTATTTTGTAAATAGACATAATTACCAATTTTCAATTCTCTAACATCCACCATACTATAACAAATTTATAGCCGATAACTCCTTTGTCAATGATTGAATACCCCTCTGAATTTTCTCTAACTGCTGCCTGCGAGGTTTGTGAACTCCGGCAGCATAATGCCACAACTGGCGTTCATTGATTCCTGTAATACGGCTCAATGCAGCCTTAGTAAAGATATTACTGTAATAGTTGATAAAAGTAGCAGCATCAATCTTAAACTTTAACTCAAATTCTCCAGAAAGCACCTCACAAGGATTAGAGTTATCTTCCAAATACAATTCGATAGCCTCCTTCATGTTATCTTCCAACTCCTTCATGTCGTTACCGACTGTAATGACAGGAGCATCTTCAATATAAGCACTTAAGTTCTTTCCTGCGTGTTCTACAATAACTTCTACTGTTTTCATATTACCTCCTTTTTTAATTAAGAGAACAAGGGGGCTACTTTAGCCCCGCTTGTCTCAAAATGCTGTAATAAGTGCCTTTCTCAACGCCTTTGCTGTTATGATTCGGTACAATAACCACTTTGCCGTCTTTCTCAAACTTCATGTGACTACCTTTCTGACTCTTTAGAACAAAACCGTTTTCTTGCAACATAGTTACAACGTCTTTAACTGATTTGTAACTCATAACGCTTTGGACTTAATTACCATGCAAATATAGTAATAATACGAATATTATCAAAGCATTTATTCGTTATTTTACTATGAATATAAAAATAGCGGTAACTCCGAAGAATTACCGCTAACCATTCTATTTTTCTTATACTAAAATTATAAACCTCGTAATTTTTCTGACTAAGAAGCATTTTTCTGTTCTTTATTTCCGATTTGCTCATTCTTTGCTGCTTGTTCTTCTTTTATCTCTGCAATTTCTTCTTCGATGCGGTCAATATTTCCAGCGAACATTACCCCATGTCGTTGTGACCATACACCACCCGACACAGCTTTTACAGCTACATTGACTTTATCTTCTAAATTGTCAAGGCGATACGGAACAACTTCTGTACCAATATCTATCGTTTCAGATGCTTTGTTAAATTCAGATGGATTTATAGAGCCTAAAGCAGAGACAATGAAGTTTACACGTCTTTGCAAGAACTCACCTATCACCTCGGCATGATTTTGAACTTGCAAATGTGTCGAAAGGAATACGTAATCGAAAGCCACTCCCGACAAGGCATTTCCAGCACCGCTCAACTTTTCAAAACTGATTTGCGGTGTATTCGTCATAGAATATGCTTTCTCAAAGAGGGTTTCTACCTCAAATTTTACGGTGTCATTTGCCTGATTCCATGTCAGATACTGAGCATCCGCACCCTCACCTGTAAGTTTAACCATTCTATCCTTAACCTTACCCATGAAACCCTCTACATCACCAATTAGCTTCAACAGCGGAAAGAAATGGTAGTCTATACAATCAGCATAATTGGATAATAATTTCTCCAACCGGACCCGAAAAGTCTTTATCTTTTTGCAATAAGGTTCGGGACGATAAGCGTAGATAACCGGCAGTTTCGAGAATCCATGGACGAAAGAAGTTCTTTCCTCGTAACCCTTAGACAGATCCCATTGATAGACCATTCTGTCTGTGATAGTCATAAAGCAGGTAATTTCCGAGTCATCCATGAGTTTTTTCTTGTACTCACGAGAGAAAGCAACCAAATCACCTTCATCATTGAAGAACGGATAAAGTTTATCACCTCTGAATGGTGACCACAATACACTTTTCAACTTCTTGGTAGGCTTAACCTTGCCCCCGAAAGTAGTCTTTACTTTCTTCCAGAACTTCGCCCAGAACGAATCATCATCAGTGACATACCAATACTCGGCAACTTCCTGTTCGGATAACCAGGCACGGACTATCTTCTTGTTCTGATACTTGATTTTGTTGGACTTGAATACAGCCTTTACCGCATCCAGCAGCTTCTTTTCATCATCATCAGTCGGAGTGCAATCCATAGACGGTTCTGTGCCGACCGTAAAAGCTGTTTGAATGTTGACAATATCTTGCTCCAAAGGGATAGAAATACGGTTTACCGGTTCAGTCTTATATTGTGCTTCGATTTCATAGGTCTTACCAGTCTTTTCATCAAAAACTTTTTCTGCTTCCTTTTCAAGAACCTTTCTATCCGGGTATTTCTCTTTATCAACCATGATTTCATGGTGTTCCGGATTCCAATCATCCCAAAGTTTACAACGGTCTGGGAGTTCGGTCTTCCTACCTTTCTTCAGGTAGTTTATCTTCTGCCCGATGTCGGACAATGCTAATATTTCTTCTAAACTCAACAATGGCATAGCTTATATTTTTAGTGTGTGAATATTCCTGTTAAATCTTTCGGTTTCTGAATCTTGCCAAGAAGCTCACCCAAGACATAATAACGTACCGCGTCTATACCGTGATTGTCATGGTCTTCTGGATCGTTGATGTAATTCCCATCCTTGTCCTTCGCCCAAACATATTTTCTAAACTCACTTTGTAAGTTATACGAGCGTTTGGTAATGTATATCTCCATGCTCTTCATCTTGTCAAGGCCAGCGTTTACAGATCCGGCACCCTTTTCGACAGCATATATTCTAATGCCTCCGTTATGTACCTCTTGAATCAAACGAGGGTCTGCACTATCGGCAATTACCTTCAAGCCCCACGGACGAAGAGTCTTGATAATGTCAGAAGATAGCAGTCCTGTACGGTAATCCACTTCATCCAGATATAGGGCATTATCCACAATTCCGCACCGTATGGAAGCGGACGGATCATGTGTATAACCGAAGTCTTGCCCGATAGCCACTTTCTTTGCCCAAGCTGGAAACTCATCCACAATTCCCCACTTCTTGAACACAGCACCTGCCGCGACATCAGCCCACCGCCCAATAACTACATGAGCATACTTTTCTGGGTTATTCGCCTTCATGTCCTCAACCTCCTTTAAGAACTCCGGTGATAGGTTCTCCAAGTTGTCAAAATACGTGGTATGGATATGAAGTACGTTCGGATGAGTGGATATTTGAACTTGTACGCCATCAATCTCTGCCAATTTGTGAGTTTTCTCGATATACTTTTTATAGATGAAGTGGTTGGAATCACAAGGATTCATTATAATGATAATCCGGTTCTGAATGCCTTTCTTACGAATGGATAGCATTATCTTGTCAAACTCTTCTTCGCTTGTCCACTCCTCAGCTTCATCACATACGAAAGTTGTAATACCCTGAATGGATTTCAGCTTTGCCGTTTGGTTCCCTGAAGAGGTCTTGATACCCCGGAACATGATACGGCTTTTAGTCATATTGTTGACTATGTCCGTCTTGGTAGTTTTGAAATACTTTGTTGTTCCGTCAAGTTCTATCTTCTCCATCATTTCGGGGATGATAGACATACCGGCAGAAACCATCGTGTAACGGGTGTAAAGAATCTGATGAACTATCTTCTCTACAGGAGTCATTTCAAAAGTAAGACGTTCTATGAATGTAGAAGCATTGAAAGACTTACCGCTACCACGCCCACCGGTGATAAGAATTATAAATTTTTCCTTATCCTCATATAATGGATGGTAAATTTCTTGAGGTACTATCATTTCAACTTGTCTTTAATCCATGAATCAATGTTGATGCCGTGCTCTATGTCTGTTGGAATATCAGCGTCTTCTGATTCTTCCCCAAAACCTTCGCTCTTTCCTAATGTAGAAAGCAAATAACGAATCATATAGCCATCTGGACGTTCACGCCAGCCAATAAAATTTCCTTTTTCATCCTTTTCGGGAATACCCAATGCAAGAACACGGGCAGAAACCAAACATTCATCAACCAAAGCTCCACGCTCATCTGATATGGCATCTTTAAACTCAACATCCTCTTTCGCCCATTGGTATATTGTTTTCCGAGCTACTTTAAACGTAGCCGCAACCTTGGTTAGATTTCCACCAGATTTGCGGAGAATCTTCCTAAAATCGTCTATATTAGGTTTCTTTGCCATATCTTTACGTACGGGCGCGCGTATTTGTTACTTTCGTCACTTAATCAATTTCAACACTTCCTCTCCTTTGACAAACTTATCATCTGTGCTAATGCCAAGTAAGTCACAAAAGTTATCTTTAGCTTCATAGGAAGAAAAAGATAATGTTATAAAAGCTTCTTCATTCTGTTGTCTTTCTATTGCGGATTCTTTTACCTGCTGTTTGATGAATTTCATGTGTTCTTTTTTAGCTTCGTACGTCTTTTCATCCATTACAGGATTTTCTATTTCATCGAACGATGATACAGGAGATAATAGATCATCTAAAGAATCTGAGAAAGAAGGAATAGCTGTATTTATAGAAAGAATATCGTTGAGCTCCCCAATATCCAATCCCACATCCGTATAATCTATATCAGAGATATAACCAGCTATAAGGTCTATATCCGGTTTCGTGTTCCCTACTGCCATATATGTAAGCTGTTCCTTCTCAGCCTTATCGTCAAGAGCTACGACTTCAACCTTTACATCATAATCCGTTTTAGATGTACCATCGTATTTGTAGTGCAAGTCCATAGCCTTAATCCTTCGATGCCCGTCAATCAGATTCCCGGATTTCTCATTCCATACAATACCACCAAGAAAACCAACTTTCTGCAAATTTTTCTTTTGCAGCTTTACTTTCTCGTCCGAATGCCTTTTAGGGTTAATCGGATTAAGATTCATTTGAGAGCGTTTTATAATCCTTGTTTCACTTTGTTTTAGCTCTTTCATAGTCATATTCAAATAATTTCCGTTCTACCAAAGGATATTCATCTATAACTTTTTGTAAATCAACTGGATATTTAGAACGAAGAAATAACAAGTAATTAATATCCGTTATGTCAGTGCCGGATGATTGATGTTTCCCTCCGTATGATTCGGGTTTGATTAGACCTTTTCGACTAATGTACTCCAATACATCTTTGTTCCGATACTCAGATAAGGGATAACACTTCTTTTGCACTTCGTTAATACCGTTCAACCTATATGTACGCAACATTAAACGCCTATTCATTGAATCAGACTGCTTAAATCCAAAGAAGGCCCATTCGATATTATATTTCTCCCTTACAATATCCGTAAGTTGCGCCATATTGTACAACTTCTGCTTCTCATTTTTGATACATCCTAGATATCCTATCCGTCTAAATGAATAGACCGCAAAGTGAGGTATCTGAATATACTTCACGTTTGGATATTTACTGCAAGCATAATTTATATAACGATTGATATGAGATAAATCTTTTATAACATACATATAGGTACAAACGACCTCTTTGAAATAAGGTGATATTAGGTCCAAAAGGGCTATACTGTCCTTGCCCGATGCCGAGTGAAACAATATAACCCTGTCAGCCTTTAAAGCAACTTCTTTAATTATGTCTATTGCTTTATCCATTCTTAGACAACTCTACCGCCTGCTCTACGATTAATTCCTGCTCGCTGAGCTGCATTTCGCCCCATAGATTGAAATCGTCCGGCTTCATAATCTTTTCGGGTACGATACTTTCGACCACTTGCATCTGTTGCATACGTTTCTGGCATAATCTTAAATTTTAAATTAAACAATCCTTTTACTAATAAGCAAAGCCACCCAAGTGGTTTATATTATTTCAAACCTGAATGGCTTATGATTTCACAAATATGTAAGTAGTAAAATAATGGCAACTCTTTCGGTGGATTCTTCTTGAACTCTTTTAATTGTTCATCAAAATCATGGAAATCAAATTCATCATGCATGAACTTAATACCTTCTTCTGTTATTTCGCCTATACCAATTTCATCAATAGCGACATCAAGTGTCCATGGTGCACCAGTACTGTAAAAATGAATAGCTTCTATATCAGTCCTTAAAATAGGTTGACATTCTTGCTCGCGTCCAGCTTTTCTCAATTTCTCATTTTCGTCAACTTGAGCAAAGTCTGTGAACATCTTCTCATATTTGACGCTAAGCATACGTGTTTCTATGCTCTTTTTGCCATTCAAAATATCTAAAGCGTTTTCTTTTGTCATTATGAGCGAATACGCTTCTATCTCTTGACCATTATAATCAATTTTCATATCACTATATCGTTATAAAATTTATTCTATAAAAGATAGTATCCCAAAGGTACTACCACAACCAAAGATAACGAAATATCTTCAACCGCTATACGCAACAATCGACTTATTGTTGCGAATTGAGCCATTTGTCCCGTCTTTCTCTGCATGCTTCTAAGGTAGGTGCACAACAAGAAAACAATTCACCGCTTTCAGTACGGTAGTCGTACTGATACATTCTCACTCTCTTACCTCGCAACTTGGTGTTGTAGGTAGTATAATTCTCTTTACCGGGCTGGCATACGCTGCAACCGTTTTCGTTTATTGAGTTCATAATCAATCTTATTTAATGTTTCACATTCAACCGTTCTTCACTCGTATAAGCCACTACAAGCCCGGTTTCATCATGTTGTATCGTGACATACTTTTCGCCTCTTTCTATGGTAGAAAAATCACACATAGAACATAACTTGCCTAATACTTTGCCCAATTGTTTCATCAGTGATGTTTCTGGGCTAATAACTAAAACTAAATCTGCTTTCATAATCGTATGTATTTAAGCGTTAATACCTATTGCCTTTCTTACGAAGTCACCAGCCTGTTCTACTGACATATTCAGCTTCTTCTGAATCAAGATAATCATACAGGCTACTTGTTCTTGTGTATCTAAGTTACCTTGTGCAAATTCTGACATGATGAACTTTTCTATTGTTCTCTGTTTAATTACTGATGTTGCCATAATCATATATCTTTTAATTGTTATTACTATCTGTTCTCAAGCTATGCAAGTCCAATAATCAACTATATACTGAATAGCCTCGTCTTTGTAGTCTACATTGTAGAGCTTACAGGCTTCTGCCTCACTCATGGCGGCTAACGCTGCCAGTTCGTTGTTCATGTTATCAATGTTTGTCATAACCTTTATATTTAATTGAATTATCCAAATCGTTTAATTTTACACCGCAAATATAACAGATTGTTTAATTCACAACCAAATCTATTTGTGTAATATATGTTAATAAATAAACTTTCTGTATATTTTTGTCGCATTTCTTATACAGATATGGAAAAATGAGATATTTTTGCACTTAAACAATATGTATAATTATGGATTTAAGAATAAAGGATATTTGTCGAGAGCAAGGTATCATGTTGAAAGACCTTGCAAAGCAACTTGGATTAACAGAGGTTGGATTGTCTAAGTCTATAAATGGAAATCCGACCATCGGACGTTTAGAAGAAATCGCCAACGCCCTCGGTGTTCCTGTTACAGAGCTATTCGATAAGTCTTCTGACGAAGTAGTCGGAGCCGTCCGGATCGGTAAGGATACACATGTGATTAATAGTAAAGATGATATTAAGAAGTTAGCAGATAAATTATAAACCTAATAAAATAGGAGGTGATTATGTATAGTGATAGAGGTGAAGGAAAGTGCCCTCATTGTGGCGCGACAATCAAGGTTTCAGAATATAGGATGGGAGTTCCTGGAGGTAAAGAACGTGAGGAAGCGGTATGTCCTATATGTAAAACGGTATTGTTTAACGAAGTTACAGATGGTTGGTTTGACGTATCTGTTATTTCTACGGAACATTTGGTAGAACCTTATAAAAGCCGATACAATAAATAGCCATATATTAAAGTAAGCCGGATTTCTCCGGCTTACTTTCTTTGACACAGCTACAACTTTATTCATCAACACTTTACATCATTCACTGACATACCCCAATAAAAAAGCGACACAGTAAACGACACAGATAAGCACCTGTATTTTAACAATTTACCTTCAATGTTGACACAGCAAACGACACAGAATAGACACAGATAACGCTTTAAAATACAGCCCATTACACAACAAAGTGACACAAGGTAGACACAGCAAGCGACACAAATAATAATAATAAATATAATATACTTCTTTCTTGCGTGTACAAATTTTCAAAGGATCTGCTTGGTTGAGTCATACAAAATAAGTACTTTTGGGAACTTGTTAAACTTATTACTATCATGAGAATATTATTATCACTTTTAATCTTTGTTTTTACACTTGTCTTTTCCATACATGCAGATGTCTCCACCCCATTAGACATTGAATGCTGTATTTCGATCAATAAAAAACTCGACGAACAGACTGACATTCTTAAACAGCAATATGAATTAAGTGCAAAAAATAAACAGGTTATAAATAAAATTTATGAGAAAGTAACAGATACTCCAAATGCTGATATGACATATAAAGATTGGCTTAATATAATAGGCACATTATTTGGATCACTTTTAGGGGCTGGAGTCGCTATATTTGTCTTTAAGAGAGGAATAAAACATGAAAAAGAGAAAGAAGAAGAGAAAAAAAGATCATTACTTAAAGCCATCGCCCTTACTTTAGATAATATTGAGAAAAAATGTAGAACAAAGGTTCTATATATTAAAGAATATAATGAATCTGTTCATAAAAGACCGTGGGAACATAGTATTTTAAAAATCAATACCATAGACGAAGCTATTAGGATTAAGAGTTTAAATGTTGATTATGTTTTTGACGCTTTCTACGAGTTTAAAATCGATGAAAAGTATTACATCAAATTACATCCTCATTTAGATTATATATCTGATCTATTCAAAAGTTTCGATAATGATTACTCAAACCATTCACATCAATATATAACCATGCCATCAAATGAAATACTAAAAATAAATGAACAAATACAAAATGAAAGTGTATTTTTAGCAATAGATCTAGAAAAGAATCAACGATTAACGATATTGGCTAAACCCATTTGGGAAATTATAAACTCCTATAACGAAAAAATCAAGGAAAACAAAACCAATATTGATTTTATAATAAAAAAATCTATAGATCCCCTTCTTCATTTATATATAAAAAAAGAATATTTAAATATAAAATCCATCAGAGATTTTTTGCCCCTTTTGAAGCACTCGAAAGCTCTATACGATAGTATTTGTGAATACAACATTCTTTTTGCAGATCAAGTACTGTCAAAAAATGAAAGTCTCACAAATTGCGCCAACATATTCCATGAAATAAAAATGCAAATCAACAAACAGACTGGAAATCAAATTACATTTAATTAAAATTAAAACAGGTAGTTCTGATTAACTATTCCCTCATTCTCTATGACTAACCCTTATTTTACTTGTATATATTTATCCGAAAGCAATACCTTAAACAAACAATAAATAAGGCGCACCCAAAACGATGCGCCTACTTTTGTCAATTAGTTCTCGATTTTATATCAGAGCCTCACGGCTGGAATATCAGAATCTGACAGCTTCCATTCTTTTGAGGATATTATTATACCCCTCTTGGATTATAGCCTTTTGCTTTTCGGAAGCTGTAACGATCTTTCCTTTGTATTTTCGCATAACGGACTCGTTCAATCCAATTTCCTTTGCAAACTTACTGGCATTTATGAAAGGGAATGCCTCGAAGAATCCACTCAAATCATAAATATACGAAACAGAATAGCCAGACTTATACCACACAGGAAACTCACCATGTTTCTCTTTGTAATATTCAGCCTGTTCTTCCAGTACAGACAGGAAATCATCTTTGGCTTCCTGCTCCGTAAGACCGAAACCATACGCGCCGTTCACGTCTTCCGAATAAATAGAAATACCTCCATCATTCGCCTTTTCGATAATCGCCTTAATCTTCTTCATAATCGTGCCATTTTTAATTTCGTCAATTAAAGCACCCACCGAAGTGGGTGCAGTCCTTTTACTTCTTTAACCCCGCCTTTTTCATCATACTATCAAGAGTACCGTTTGGAATCTCTTTTGCCGGATGCCTACCGACAGGGATAAAGTAGTCAAAGTCGGGATGAACATATTTGTAATGGTTCGTCCCCTTTTTGATTGTCCAGCCTGCTGATTCAATCAATTTGTAAAACTCTGAATACTTCATAAAATCAAAGAACTTTTTAATTGACGCCACAAATATAACGTTTTTGTTACAACCACAAAAGTAACCACAAAGAAAACAGTAACATATTTGTTGCTTTTAACAATTAACGAAGCCGACCTACTTCTCCGGCTTTATCCTTTCCATCATCTCCCCATATATCCAATCCACATCTTGCCGGAAATACTTGTACAGCTGGTAAGAGAAAACCAAGTTATTACGGTTATTGGATATGGTTGTCTGGGCATTTACACCTAAAACCTCCGCCAGCTTATCTCGAAGGCCATTTTTCATCTTTCCTCCGGCAAGGGTACTCGGAGAATACAAAAACAAGATGATAAAAATGAATTTCTTTCGTTGGGTAACATTCCCTGACCTAAATATCTCCTTTTGAGAAATAATCTCTTGGAACCACCGATATAACATTCCTATCATATCAAGGTCCGTCAATATAGGTTCTGTCAGCTCTTTTTCCCTTTCCGATAACTTTGATTTCTGCTCTCTAATTGATTTTATTTCCGCAATTTCTGAAAACATGGCACAATTATTTAGAAGTAAATAGTATATTTGTACTAAATAATCGTGTGGGGAGGTAACGTTACTGGTGGTTCGGGGCGTTGCCTCTTGTATTTTTTAGAATGGAAGATCTTCTCTTGATTGTTCAGGTTGATAGAGTTTCGATTGTGGACTGGCTTCTTGCTGGGCAAGTCTACTTCCCAATAACTCCAGCTTATCAACAAATATTTCTGTCACATACCGCTTTGATCCCGTTCTATCCTCATACTGCCGGGTCTTGATCTTGCCCTCGATATAGATTTGAGAACCCTTCCTGACATACTTTTCTACGACCTCGGCCAGACCTTTCCAAAAGATAAGACTATGCCATTCCGTGCGGTCTGGAACCTGGATCCCGTTTTGAAGGGTATAGCCCTTCTCCGTGGTAGCAAGCGATAGATTGGCGACCTTTGTCCCGGCAACATCTTTCACTTCAGGATCCTTGCCGGTATAACCGAGAAGGATTACTTTATTTATGCTCATTCTTCATTCTTTTTTTGTTTTGCAAATTCTATAACATATTCAACGCCGGCATGAAATCCTTTCTTATAGCCATCTTTGTATTGGTTATTTGAGATTCCATAGTAGTACGCTGATCCGATACACAGGGTAAGCCCTATGGCGGTCAATACAATTCCTAATCCGAAATATGGATAAGTAATGTCTATACGAAATGGTTTGAGCTGAATAGATATTCCAGATGTCATGACAAATAGCATCAAAAGCGATATTATCGCCCATATTAAAGCCTTAATCATTTCGTGCCTCCTTTCAGTAGTTCTGGGTTGTCGTATATGTTACCAACGACTTCATAATCAAAATTATCAATAATACCATTATCTATATCTTTTTGCTTAGGCATCCGAGTTATAAACTCCTCCCCAAAGCGTATTTCTGGACACATTTTTATAACTCCCGTTTGAGATTCAACCCATCTTTTTGTCTCATGTTGTTCCTTTATGTGAGGCATATATTGTTCAGGATAGAAATCACTTTTTATAATTTTTCTTTTAACAATATCCCCCTCATATACTTCTTGTCCATTTTTGTCATACAAGCCCGTGAACTGGCCAACGGTTTGTTTATCAACGCACCAATCATCCATCTTAGATGAATTTTCTTTTCGTTGAGAAAGTATGTTGTATTCCCCATCAGGATAAACAATAAGAGACCCATAAACCCATTCGGTTGATTTAGTTATACGCCCTCTGAATTTGATTTTCCGGTTCATAATTATGCTAATTGTTTGATTTTACGATTGTATATTTCTTCACATAGTGCTTCGCACCACTTCCTGGCAATAGTCACTTCAACTGCGTTGCCGATGAATTTCTTTTGGTCTGCCTGTGTGCCAATAAGTTCGTAGTCTTTCGGGAAACCCATTATCAGCTTCAGTTCATCAATCTTCAGCATACGCATAGTGATGTCTATGATGTTGTAAAGTGCCATAAATTCTTTGATTTTGACAGTCATAGGACTGTCTGTTTCATAGACTTCAATAGCGACTTCGCCGGTTTCAGTCGTGACAAGATATGGCGGCATTTTATCCATTCTTGCGATGAGCGTGAAACACGGTTTATCGACAGAACCGCCATTTGACGCAAATTGTGGGTTCATCAAGTAGTGCTGCTTCACGGTGACAAGTTTCTGCTTCGGGTTCGTCAGCACAGCCGGGTTGGGCTGTTCGATGCTTGAAAGCTGACCACCGCCCGAATACTCATTTGCGATGAAACTGCAAGATGCAACACCAATTTGACCTACCGTGCATATCGTTTGTGCTGGGTCTTCAATAGAATGGCCTGTATTATTGAAGCGATAGTTTACAATAAATTGCGCTTTCACAAATGCGTGGTGGTCAATAGTCGTTATTGTTCCTGCCGGTTCTTCGACAGACACGTTCTTGCTGTCAGGCTGACCGCTGAATTGCTTTGACAGAAAAGACACTGATGCAAGTGCAAGACGCTGTTGTGTCGCGATAGTGGGGCAGGGTTCATCAAGTGACGGCGGCACATACTTTCCGCGTTGGTTCATCGAATTGTATTTCACCATAAAGGCATCTTTGCCACCTGCGACAAACTTAATCAGTCCGGCATATATGCGTTCAAGCGTTTTTTCTGCAAGCGGTTTCTTTCGGCTGAAGATTGATTTGCCTTCATCTTCAAAGTCAAGAACTTCACGCACTGGCTTCCACTTCGGCATTGTGCCGAACAAACTTGCTGCACCTGTCTTGCAATGTGTCTGTTTCGGGAACACAACCGGCAGACCATTCTTCGCAAAGATGCCGAAGAAGCGTTTGCGCGATGTGTATGCGCCGAAGTCTGCTGCGTTCAGTATGCGATGCGTGAAGTTGTAGCCGTATTTCTTCACGTTGTTCACCCACTTGATATATGACTTGCCACGGTCTTTTGACACCGGCTTTCCGTTTTCATCAAGTTCACCCCACGACATAAATTCTTCGACATTCTCGATTTGAATATAATCGGGGTCTATTGCTTCGATGTATCTGAAAAGATGTTCTGCAAGTGTCCGGCTGTCTGCGTCACGTGGCTGACCGCCTTTTGCACGGCTGAAGTTCGTACATTCAAGCGATGCCCATAGCACAACAAGTGCGTCAGGGTTCTTCGTGCGACACTTCTGAAGATGATGCACAAGTGGTGACAGTTCAAGCGTTCTGATGTCTTCTGTGAAGTGAAGCGCGTCCGGATGATTTGCAGCGTGTGACGCAATGGCATTCGCATCGTGATTGACACACGCAATGACTTCTGCGCACTGTTCGCCATGAAGACGCGCTGTGTTCACGCCGGTAGAAGTTCCACCGGCACCGCAAAAAAGGTCTATGTATAATAACTTTTTCATTTCACTATCTTGTTAGGCATTCATTAAACGCCTTTTCAAACACATCCGGACTTAACATTTTATTGGCAATAGCTTGAAATGCCGTAGATATAGCAGGTATATCGTTCAAATTAATGCTTACATCCTTTGGGGTTAGATTATCCGTTATCATTCTTGCGTAAAACATGGCTTTGTCAATAGACAGCCAAGCCAAAGGATTCACAGCTATTGGGACCAATTTTCGCATTGATATGTAAAAATCACGTATTGTAATCTTGGATGTTTGGCATAACATATCAATAGTAGAAGCGATTGATATTAGATGGTTCAGTTCTCCTGAACATCCATTATTTAAAAGCGTCTGACTTATGGCAAACCCGTATTTGTCGATATGAGGTTTAATATCGTCTTCCATGCTTTGCGTTATAACCGCAAGCGTTTCAACATTGACATTCGCAATCCTGCAAATGTTTGTATTGTACGATTCCATGAATCTTTTCAATTCGTTTATGTTCTTCTTTACTCCACGCCTGTAGTATGGAGTATTACGGCAACTATCGTAAATATTAAGTGCGTAATTATAAACTTGATCATTTACGAAGAGGACAATGTAAGTCAATGAAGTAACAAGTCCGTCTGTGTCTTTGTCTATTTCTTCCCAATTATTGTATTGTTTCATAATCATATAGCCATTAAATCAAACAATGTAGGAGCACTTACTTCGTTCTCCGCTTCCCGCAGATAAGAAAGCCCGTCTTTCCAATAATCATAATTGAGTTCTGTTGAAAGTCCCCTACGACCTAACTTGATAGCACAATAAGGGACAGTACCGATACCTCCGAACGGGTCAAATACCAATTCTCCTTTGTTCGAGTACCGTTCAATCAGCCTTTCAACGATATCTAACTGAAGAGGACAAATATGATTTTGTCGTTTCTTTTGTGATTGCTTTGTGTTAAGCGTTCTCATACGGGCCACATCATCCCATATCCAATCCTTCTTGCTTACAGGGTCGACAGCCATAAATGTTTTTGGAAGTTTTCCGTATGCTTCTAACTCTTCCGCAAAAGACACGTGTTCTTCATAATTGTAGATATGCTCACGTTCGTAGTTACGGAACAAATGCCGAATCTTATCTATTCCAGCACCTTTCATATCTTCGTATGACAACAATGAATTGCCAGAAGACTTCCAACTTGCATGGGCATCGATCTGCCAACGGGCCAGCGAGTATTCGCTCTTGTCCTTCTTAACAGGCTGGTCGGCATAAGCGCGGGAGGTATCGGTAGGCAACTTGCGAAAAAGCAATACATATTCAGGGCATCCGATTCCCATCTTGGAACCATCCTTGCACATCTCGGTATAGCCCAAACGGTAGGTCTGATTGTTTTCCCTCACCACGTCGGTATCGACCGTAATGCGTCCCATATATCGGAAGCCGTGCTTCATGTAATGAAATACAGTTATTTCGCTGAACGGATCGATAGTTGGCATACCGTCCCCCGTGGCGTTGCCGAACAAAACACGATCTTTCACATGGATGCAGGCCAACCGACCCGGTTTCAAAATGCGCATTAACTCTGGTGTAAGATAATCCATCTGTTCAAAGAACTTATCGTTATCTTCATTGTGCCCAAAGTCATTGTATGTAGGCGTGTATTCGTAATGATTTGAGAACGGGATACTGGTTACGATCAGATCTACAGAGTTACTTTCCATCTTCTGACATTCCAATACATTATCGTTATTGATTGCTTTCCACAACTTGCCGGATTTTTCTTCCCGACTGGCGAACATCCAGCGCATCATCTTTTCCTCGGCCTGCAAACCGAACAAACCGTTATGCCGGACAATTTCAGTCATATTTGCGACCATTTCCCGGTGTTGTGCCCATTTCTGCATGAAGCTCTTAAATATTTCACCCTCGCTTTCGGCATAGACCAGATAGAGATCAACGGGATGCTGCTGCATAAAGCGGTATATACGGGCTATCGCTTGGAACTTATCGTTGAAGCGGTAGTCAATGAACATGATTGCTTTATGACAATGATACTGGAAGTTCAGACCTTCACCAAGCATCTCCGGTTTAGCTGCAAGGTATTTCAGCCGGCCATCTTTGAAGTCGGATATTACCTTGTCGGCTTCTTCATCGTCTTGTGAACCATAGACAGCCTTACAACCTGGAATCGCTTTGCATAGTTCCAGCCGTTCAGCTTCCAAGTCATGCCATAAAAGGAAATGGTCGTCCTTGTTTTCCGGGCGATTGATTATCTCTACCACACGGGCAATCTTTTCCTGCATGTTATCTCGGCGTTCTTTTGCCGCGTCAGCAAGTCCGAGAGCAGCCTCACGAAACATTTTCACCTGTCCGTCACGATCAGCTCCAGCCGTAGAATTGTCCACATTCACAATCTCTTCATGTACACGGAGTTCAGGCAACTCATAGCCAGTATCCGGATAACCGAGGTCGGAAGGCTTGGTTAGGAACAACGCCCATGTAGATACCCACAACCAAAATTCTTTTTCCTTATGCGGATAAAGTGTCAAGTTATTCGCTTTCGTGCTGTCTCGCTGAAAGAATCGAGTAAGAGCCTGTCCGGTGTCCATCACACCAAGATAACCAGCATAATGTATAAGTTCCTTGTATCTGTTTGGCGAAGGTGTAGCCGTAGCGACAAACCTGTAAGGGACACCCGAGAACAACGGTAGAAACTCCTGATAGGTCTTGGTGCCGAATCCGCGCAACACGCTGGCTTCATCCAATGATGTTGCAGTAAAATAGGACGGATCTATTCTCACTCCATCCTCACCATCACGCACACGTTCGTAGTTTGTTACCATGATGTCGGTAGGACATATCATCACATCTGCCATAGTTCGGACATAGGTTACTTTCATGTGCAAGTGTTGTTCCGCTTGTGTTAGGAACTCGACTACCACACGCTTAGGGCAAACGATCAATCCCTTGCCTCCTTTATGGTTCAAGATTACCCGAAGTATTTCCAGCTGGGTGACTGTCTTTTGCATACCGAAGCTGGAGAATATAGCACGGCATCCACCGGCAACCGCCCAACGAACGGTATCTTTTACATGAGGGTATAATGTCGGGGTAATTTCTTCCGAATTAATATAAAACCCCGTTTGATGACTGATAGCCATCTTGTTTCTTAGAAATTCTATATATTCCATGATAATTTTAATTATTTCAATTTTGTATCCACCTCCTCAAACACCACACTCTCACTATCCGGTCTATATTTGGCAAAACAAGCCGTCATATACTTGCAACTATTCGCACCACCCTTGCTACGGAAAACGCATCCGCGACAAATTACCATTTTACCCTTTACGATAGCTCGGAAACGCTTTATTATCAGTGTCCGATCTGCGAAGTTTACAATGGTGCCAATAGGTGCTATTCTTAACTTTTCTACTGTTTTCATTTTCTTAGCTTGATTATTCTGATTCCATAATCTTTTTCAGAAACTCCAAATGATCCGGAAATGGTACGGAGTTCTTGTCTTGCTTCTCGTATCTTTTTTCTCGTTGTCTTTCCTGTTCTTCCCGGTCGTATTTCTCCAGTTGCCTTTTTCTGTATGCTTTGAACTCAATTAGAGCAGACATGATCACCATAGGATCCACAACACCGTAAAAGGTGCCATATTCGCCAGTTTTCAACTTGAAGAAAAAAAGCAACAATTCGGAAGCTTTCAGGTAATAGTATTCCACACGTATCATCACGGAAAGCTCCAAAACCTGTTGGAATGTAGGCTTCTCTTTTACACCGGCAAACTTGTACAAGTCCATCAGTTGAGCAATTATCCAAGTATTCACCTGTTCATCTGGATAGGTTTCTCCGAGCAAAGCCAATGAAGGCGCATTCCCCTTGAACGAACGTTCCACATTTTGAGCACATACAACCTGTAATGAAGGATTGAACTTTTTAGCGAAACTTTCACCGTCCCCGTATCTATTTACTACTAACCGTGTCCTTTCCGAAAGCTTTTGCGGCATATTCGAGGATTTCACGGTCTGTTTGTTCCTCTCGTGATTTTGCCCCGTTTGGAATTGCCGGATAGTTTCTGCTATTATTGTTGTCATAATTACCTGATATTACTTTCTCAAAATTCGTTGGTTTGATAAGCCAATCGAAAGATGCTGTCCAGCCTTTTTTGTTCTGACCTTTCAAGAAATCGCTTTGATATGCCCTATGAATCATGTCGGCAAACGTCTTTTTGCCATAAGATTTTATACGTGCGTTAATCATCCCTTTACGGCTATCAGAAAGCGGAGTCCTGACCGTACCAAATACACCTTTTGTTTCTTCATTGAAGAATTTGACAAGTTCGGAGTAATCGATATGTTCGGCGTGGGGCTGCGAAGTCCCACATACAAGAGATTCGTCAGAATCTCCTATATTATTTTCTTTCTTATCTTTATTAACTTTGTTTCCTTGCTGTTTCCGAGGTGTTTCCTTAGTGTTTCCTTGCTGTTTCTTTTCCGTTTCCTCTCGTATTATTTGCGAATTGTATTTATCGTAATTACAGATAGTTATAACGGTTTGTCCTGTTTCCTTTGGTGTTTCCTTTATTATCATTTTGTCCTGTATCAGTAGATCCAAGAATGAATTTACCTTCTTTGTAGACCACTGCCAACGACCAGCTAAAAACCGCAATGAAGCAAGAATCTGGCCCCTCTTAACCTCTATAAACCTATTGCCGATAAGTTGTTTCGTGTCTTCAAATCGTGCGCTCTGAATCAAATCAAGCCATGCTTCAAACCTCGAATATATGCGCTCTTCGCACCACAATTGGTGCTCAAATAGTCGCCTGCTAATAGGTATGTAATATTCCATAATCAAATCGCATAATCACAGTTTCGTTTGCTGTCGGCAACGAAACGCCTGTTGAAAAAACTACATAGAACCACTTTGGGATTCCCCATTGATACCTTGACCGGCTTCCCTCTCTTACATTTTGAGCAGGTATCCGGACGGATGGCCTGTCGTTCGTTCTTCTTTACCATATCTTTAGAATCTTACGTTTGTCAATTGTCTTCCTCTTGAAAACACAGCCCACTTTCCGTTACCCGTGTCTTTCAAATGCAAATCGGAAACTTCACCGAAACGGTTGATGTTACCGCATAAATCCACAAACCATGCGGCTTCCTTATCTTTATGAGGACGGATGCAACGACCTACAATCTGGTAATACATCGCAAGTGACATGGTAGGTCTGGCCATAACAACTGTGTCAAGTTCTGGGTAATCAAAGCCGGTAGTAAGTACACCAACATTGGCTACTACAGGTATTTCCCCGACCTTGAACATTTCGAGTATTCTTTCACGTTCCTTCTTTGGAGTATCACCGGAAACAATGACACATCCGGGTATGGACATCGTCAATCGTTCCGCTTCTTTCAAAAACCGGGTAAATACCAAAATACCCTTCCTCTTGCCTCCTGCTTTCGGATTCATCAGCCTTTGGACGATATGAACGATGTAACTATAAAAGTCTATCCGTTCATATTCCTTTTGGACTGACTTATCGGTATAGTCGGCTCCGGTAGTGTTTATCTTCAAATTGAGTTCGTTCCATCCGGTAGGATTCATCGGATAGTAGTTCACCTTTGAGAGATAGCCCATATCAAGCAAGGTCGATACCTGTACATGATAAATGACCTCTGAAAACACATGGGGCTTTGTCCGGGTTATGAATTTTAGCATAGAGCCGAAGTCACGGCTGGAACTCAAACGATATGGCGTTGCCGTTAATCCAAGAACCTTGCACTTCACAGCATCGAAGAAATCCTTGTACATTCCCTCTATCGGATTCACAAGGTGACACTCGTCCACGATGATATTCTTGAAGTGGGCAAAAAGTTCCGGATGGCTTTTCACGCTACCGATGGTTGCGAATGTTATCCGGCTTATCTCTTTTGAATTGAAGGAGGCGGAATAAATGCTACAATCGAGAATCCCGTAAGAACAAAGTTTCTTGAAGTTCTGTTCGACAATTTCACGTGATGGACAAAAAATAAGCACATAGTCATTTAGTCTATGTGCTATATCCGCAATTACTATTGATTTACCCGCCCCTGTTGGCAGTACCATAACACCGTTACTTTTCTTATTCTTGTCTTTGAAAAAGGCTACCGCTTTATCAGAGGCAGCCTTTTGATAATCCCTAAGTATTATTGCCATAATAATCAGTTTTATAATAGCACTTACAACCACGTGTTGTTTTTTGCTTGCCTCTACAACAAGCGGCTATAAGCGAATGATTAAACCCATCTTTTTCGGCAGCCTTTGCCGATTTGTACTCTTTTATAGAGCCATCAGAAAACACTATTACTATTTCTTTACAACAAGACTTATGTAATGACTTTATATGTTTTTTACATTTTTCGCTTGCCCTATTTGATTGCGATATGTTTTTACGTGCCAAATCAAAATTCAAATTTTCTTTTGTTGTACACCATCGCAAGTTAATTGCTTTGTTATCGGTACGAATACCATTTATATGGTCAACACATGGCAAACTACTGTCATTTGGCACGTGAGCTTTCGCAACCAGACGGTGTACGAGAAGTAGTTTCTTTATGTTGTTTTTACAAAGGCAGATTTGAGAATACCCATTTTTGCCAACTCTATCTATCAGTATTCTTTCTCTGCAAAATGTTAATGCCCCACGTTTACCTTTTCTATATCTTTCTAAAGACTTTACCCTACCTAAATTCGATACTTGGTACAATCCTTCATACCCTTCAATGTCTTTCCAAATTTCGTCCATACTTATTTCATTTAAGAGTGAATAATAAAGGCAGCCTTTAAAGTCGTGCAAAGACTGCCTTTGGATAATCGTGTTATCTCATAAGATTTGATATTGAAATAAGCCTTTCAATTAGCGTATCTTCTGATTCTTTAGTCATGCCTGTAATCATATAGCGTTTACAAGCTCTGAATGTCATTACAAAAATATCACGTTCTATTGGTTTATACTTTGTCATGAAATCGTCCATACGTGGCGTATCAAATTGCCATAAATATTCGTATTGTTCATCTGTCAAACAATGTGTATTTATCTTTAAGCCATTCATGTAGAATTTGTTTTTAAAACGCACCAATCCGTTTCGTACCGATAAATCAGAGTTGTTAAACCCTTTATTAAATATTATTGCAGAAGCTATTTTTACCAGCTCAAGAAATGCCACTTCTGTAAATGGTAGATATGGTTGCATCTTTTCAGATATACGTCTTAATTGGCAGAACTGCTTACCTGTTAAGCAAGTTATATAATTGCCATAAGGGTCTTTTCTCATAATTACGCTATCTTTATAAGGTTGCACTTCTTGAAACATCTATACTCTTCTTTTTCAGTGTCCCAGTACACTTGCAGATTATCATTCGGCTTTCTGCCTGTACCCTTTATCTCACCGATTAGATTCTCTTTGAGAGTGCCAAAGGCTTGACGTAACGTACCATCGGTCTTTTTGAAGTAGAACTCTACTATCTTCACTTTCAAAGCCGCTTTCAGCTTCAAATTAGCCCATGCGCATTTCAACGCATCGCTCATTGAATAACCGTTCTTGCGAACGAACGACCATGCCATTTGCATAACCTCTTTCATCTGACTTCTAAATTTTGTGCTCATACTCTTATATTTTATGTGTTATTACTACTCTGTTGTACTTTGATGATGCAAATGTATAATCTTAATTATTCATTTCAAAGAAAAAGAATATATGTAATTATTCATTTAACACTAATTAGTATAAGCATAGCTATACACATTATTATAAAAGAGTATATTTGCAACAATTAAAATACATGATTATGAACAGAATAAAAGAAATTTTAAAAGAGAAAGGTATAACCCAACAAGAATTGGCTGACAAATTAGGTGTTACAAGAATTTCTGTAGTAAAAACACTAGCAGGTAATCCATCACAAGAAACTCTTGAAAAAATTGCTAATGCCCTAAATGTACCTATGTGGCAACTTTTCGCATCACCAAATGAAGTACAACAAACGGGAAATTCTCTTATATGTCCTAATTGTGGTACCCTCCTTGAACTCAAAATCAAAGAATAAAAGAAAGAGAGCGTTTCACAACGCCCCAATCCAAAACACATAAAATATATCATTAAAAAATTACTATTAAACTATGTCATTCGATTCTGAATTCTTAGATATGGCCATAAAGTCAATGATAGAAGAAAACTCTAAAAGAAGTACGTTCACCAATATTTTCTCGTATATATCTATTCTTACAGCATTACTATCTGCTATCGCTCTTGCAATTATTGTTATAGTCGAACCTACAGATGAAAAATATTTCAATAAAGACAATTCAAAGAAATTAATTATACAAGCTGTAAAAAATGGTGCAAGCATTAATAATATCAAACACATATACGATGCTAGATTATTGGAAAAAAAGCCATTTTTTTCTAATAAGGATGAGTTTACTGCTAAAAATTACACAGAAAACACTTCTTTATCTTTCGTTCTGCAAGACATACTATCTGATTATTATACAAATAGTAATTTCAAAACTGATTCTTTGTATTTATGCAATCTAAAAACGATAATTAAAGAAAATGAAGAAACAAACCCATTTGACAAATTAGAAATGAGTCAGAAATATAGTTTTGAAAATATAAGACTAAAAACTGATTCTAATTATGCAAGGATTCAATCAGACATTATAAGAATTACAGATGAATTAGATAGTAAAAACCAGCTAGTAAACAAATATCTTAACAAATCAGAAATCAGCTTTAATTTATCAATTATTGCATTAATTATCACCATATTACTTTCAGCATACCAAATATACCAAAATTATTCATCCACAAAAAATGTTCAGAAAGTCATTGCTGAAATTTTTGAGAAAAATAAAAAAGACAAACAAAAAGATAATTAATTTGCCGCTTCCTGTAGGCAATACCATGATAGCATTTGTTTTCTTCGCCTTGTTATTGAAGAAAGAAACGGCAGCATCAGAGGCTTTCTGTTGGTAATCTCGTAATACATAACTCATACACCTTTCTCCTTTCGTAACTTCTTGTTCAGTGTTTTGTAATACTTGATTAATTGTTCGTACTCAAAATCAGTCATTTTAGTAGTACCAGCAGCTTTCACTTTTAGTAAAGCAAATTTCTGTTGTCCGATTTTATCAATCAGATTCACCCGATACCCTTCTAAATGGTCGGCTTTGAATCTATTGCAGTGTCGGCATTCGGCATGACAATTGTTTTCATCAAAACGGGTCGCCAAATGTGTACGACTGAAATAGTGGCCACAATCAGCTTGTTCAAAGGGCTTTATTTGCCCGCAACTGATACATCGAAAAACCCCATTAGGCATACAATCACGAAGCCGGATGAAAAGGGAAAACTCTTTATCAAGTTTTGCCTTCAAATCCGGCTTCTTCTTTACTGTTATACCAGCTTTGTCAAACAGTGGCAAAGGCTTGTCTTTCTTCTTTGCCTTTTTTCTTTTTATGTAGTACGGCATATTTAGAATAATTTATTTGTTGCAGCGACCGGACTCAAACCGGCATCTAAAGTGCAACCCTTACGGGTGTGGCTGCCATTTCCACATTATGCAACACACCGCCATGTAAGCAAGCCATATCTTCACAGACCGAGCTTGCCGAATTAAATGAATCTATTGAATCAAATTTATTATCACTCTGTCTCAACGATGATAGATAACTGGCCACAAGCGGCCCCGTTTTCAATTTCTGACTTTGTTGCGATTGCTACTGCGTAATCGTAACCCATTTGTTCAAGTTGTTCTTTAATCTTTTCCATAACTCTGAAAATTAAAATGTTCATACTAAATTCACTCCCTCGATAATTCCGTTACCGAGATTGTTTTTCTCCGATATGTTGTTTGGATTTATTGGGGATAGCTTAACAAAGAAGTACTCTTTATCAAAATATTTCTCCAGTTTTTCCGTATCAAAATCTGATTCATTCACCAACGTAAGATTGATAGTAGTTTTCAGGTTACTTTCGGTTCGAATCCGACCAAGTTCTTCTATACTCATCTTCTTTGGATAAGGAATAAGCCAGTTTCGTTTCTCTTCATCAAAGCTATGCAGACTGATTTGAAGCGTCACATTGCCTTTAACGAAAGAAAAATCGCTCCCCTTGATTCCAATCGTTGAAACATAATGGTGAGTGTTCGGATATATTTCAGAAATACGCCCGATAGCTTCCTTTACGGCTTCAATGTTCAAGAATGGTTCTCCCATACGGGTATAGTTTATCTTGAACTCATTGGCATCGCAAGGGTCGAATCCAGCCTGCTCAATGGCAAATTCCACCTGACCGACAATCTCATCAGCCGTAAGGTTGCGATAGCGTTTCATATTACCTGTAGCACAAAACTTGCATCTTACAGGACATCCGCTCATTGTCGAAACGCCAATCATCCAGCGTTCGGAACGACTTCCCAAGTTATCATTGTCAAGGAAGTTTTGTTTCCTTCCTATCGCATCTTTCGTGTAGTACGGAAGAAACGTATCAGTCGTCTCTACAAGCATACCGTCTTCAAGACGTAAACAATACACTGTTCCATTCTTAAAACTCTTACTTTTTACTATATTCATAATCAATCAAAGTTATAGTTGTCAAAATCATCACTATCTACAGGTATATCATTACCAAAATCCATTGAGTGATACCAGTATTCCATATAATCCATGCTATCCATAATGTTTTAATTTTTATTATTTGTTGATTTGGTGGGAAGCCGGGGAATCGAACCCTAGAAACACATATACATATCATGGCTACTTACCTTTCTTCCCATTTGCCCCGACATATCCTCACGGACGGAACAGGGCTGTTTCTACTCTAAAACTAATACCATGAAAAAACAATATGCTATTATTCTATATAGGCTATTGAAAATTCTTTCGGGATGAATCGTCCTACCGGAATAGGTTTTGCCGATTCTATAGCTGTATGGATTTCCCTCTTTCTAAACTCATGTCCATTTTCTTTGGCTTGTTTCTCACATTCTTCCTCTTTATTTTTGAGGTAGTGAGTAATAAGCATCATCGCCCTATCAACGTTAAAAGTGTTCACGACAAAAGTTTGAACTCTTTCATCTTCATTTTCTCCATTCATGAAGGTAATTTTCGTCTCAATTTGGTAGAACTTCCTTTCGTCAGGCTTGGATTCTTCATCTTCCTGATTCTCTTCATCCATCTTATCAAGATATTCTTCTGTAGTAATCTCTTCTTTGAGGTAGGCTATCGAAGCGTCGTCCACCTTGCGTTCTTTCAAAGTATCGGTGAGAATTACACAGGAATCGAACTCTTTTACCATAGTCAGAGTGAATCCGAACAAATAGTTTAGTTCGATATAGTCTTTCAAGATAAGGCAAGCATTCTCCAACCCTGTTGCGTAAAGCAGGAACTTGCTTTTCTTACCTCCTATTTCCGCTTGGGCAATATGCGGATATAACACATTATTTTCATTCTCGAACGCCAAACGGTTCTGATTGCTGACTTCCACTTCCCTGATACCGTCAGCTTCCATGCTGAAACGAATTTTCGCCAAAATGTCTTGGTCTATCAGCGTACCACGGTCGAAAAGAATTTCATTCCGTTCAATCGTTACTGTTTCACCGGTATCTTCATCAATGAAAGATTCCTCCCATGTTTTGAGGACGCGTTTTGCAAGATACATGTTGAGCATCTTCTTTGGGTCAGATGTCACATACCGGATTTCTGTTTTTCTTGTTTCTATCATAACTAAATAAATTCTTGATTTCTTTGTATTTCCTGCTGGGCGTATATCAGCATTTGATGTTCATTTGCAGCCGGCAGATAGATACCTGCCACTGATGCACTCCAATTACGGAAACGGTCAATACTCAGGGTCATTTCACCTGTTGTCAGTTCGGCAGAACTGCGTAAATAGGTTACTTCATTGCCTTTCTTGTTGACCGTCTTACGTTCAAACAAATCACGGTTGCAAGTCCTCTTATAAAAATCAATTTTTGCTTCATCGAGGCTGCAACCGTATTCACTACCGAAATACCCTAAAAGAAGATGCAAGTAGCTGTTTTGGGCAAGC